CACCAAACGTGCCGTTAGTGACCTGGCTCGCGGCGATCGACAGCGCGGCCTCATGCTGCGTGACGTTCGACTGCACAATCCGGGCATCGGCAAACGTCCCGCTTGTAACATCACTGGCTGCATGTTCGTGCGACGCAGGCTCGGCAGGTACAATCTCCCAACCAGAGCCCGTGGACCGCTTGAGTTTGCCGTTTGTCGTATCCCACCAGAGCTTGCCCGCTGGGGAGTCACCAGGCGATATGGCGGCCTTGCTCACCGTGCCCAACTCGGTCTGGCTGGTGATGTCACTAGCTGCATGGGTATGGGAGGGGAGATCACCGCTTGAGATCGCCTGAAACGCGAATGTCGTCGCGCCCGTCGCTCGCAGGTAGTGTCCGGTTGTGAGTCCAGACGCCGTATGCTTCGCGCCATCTATAGCGTGTGCTTCTGGCTCGAACGTCGAGGGCTTGCCGCTGATCTCACCCCATGCGACACCGCCCCAGGTTGGCACGGTCCCGCCCTTGAGTACCTGGCTGGAAGTGCCGATGGCGAGATTGGCCCATTTGCTTGAGGCGTTACGATAGAGTAGATCGCCCGTCGCCAGACCGGAGCAAGCGGAATCGGCGTGGTCGCAGATGTTGTGATCACCGCCAGCCGCAGTGTAGCTGATCTGCATGATGCCGTCTGCAGTCTTGCCCAGCGTGATTCCGGTGCCGAGCTGTAGAACCTCACCACGCTCTACTGTCGAGTTCTTCTTGAGCGTCAGCGCCATCAGCTACACCCTACACCAAAGAACACTTCCGTCTCCGTCACGATTCTGCTATCGTCCACTTCAGATCCATCCCATAGATCGAGCCGAAAATCCACGCTCTGCAAGTAGCCAGTCGGCGGGTCGGCCTGATACATGGGCGCGTAATAGTCGTAGTCGGTGTTTTTGACCGGGCTGGTTTCCGTGTACGCCAGCGACCAACTCCCGCCGTTCACACGTACATAGATCCGCATGTCGTGTGATGGGTCGGTTACGTCCGCCGTTTCCCAGCTAACCTGCAGTTTTCGCCTAGAGGTCGATGGCGAGCAAGCAGTGCCCGCAGCCAATTCGGTAAATCCCGTGGTTGTGATTCTTGGGCTAGGCGTCCCAGTGATGTCATACGTGTATTCCTCACGTGAACCAGCCGCCCAATTGGCATCCAATGGAACCGCGATCTCGTTGCATCTATCGTTTGTCGCCCAGCCGGAGTCTACATAGGCCCAGTCGGCATGTTGGTCTATCTCGCCTTTGTAGTAATCCCAATCCAGTTGTCCAGTCTGCAGGTTGTTGCGCGTCGGCCAGTAGTCATCCGTGCTATCGGTTTTTCGGCGATAGATCGAGATCGCCACTGTTTCCTTGTTTGGCCCAAACGTGCGCCTGAGCTGCATATTCGGGCTTGTCCCGCTCTCCGTGATACTGGAACTCAGGATTTCGGCCAGACTCGTATATTCGCGTGTGACCTGGACGCTCTTGGTCGTGCCGGCAGTACCCAAGCCGTTAAGCGACGCGAATACCACAACCCTTACATATGCTGTCTGTCCCAGTGAAAGGGAGGTCGAAGTCTCTACCTCGGCACCTTCCACCTCGTTAGATGCAGTGCCGGTTGAAACGACAGTGGAAAAGCTGGGCATACTACTTGTATCCACCAAGTAGCGGAATGACCGTGTAGTTCCGCTGCCTGTCAGATAGAGTGCTACGGTTCCATCAACCTTGATGCTGGCTATGAACTCGAAGATGCCCGGTATGTGAGGCCGGTCCTCAAACCCATAGCGATAGCGTCGCTTCTGGATTGTCAGTTCGTCGATCAGGTCTTCGCTGCGGTTGCTGAGCTCAAGCCTCAGCGTGCGAGCGCCCAATACGTCGCGTGAGATGAAAAGGACGCGGGTTGTGACCTCCAAGTCCAGGTCATCGTCTTTGACGTAGACATCGCCGCCCAGCGTCAAGGCATCGTAAGGGAATGTCGTGGGATCGATGGTTGTTAGATCCAGGCCCTCGATTGTGTACTTGACCTTGGGTAGCGACCGTTCATCGAGTGCTGTCAAACCGCGCCGCCAGAGCTCACACGCTCCAGAGCCGTCGAAGAATGCGTAGTTGGCCGCCGTGTTCGTGAACTGCGCCGCGTCGAGATAGAACGTCGCAGCACCGCCGCGGGCGATCACGTAGAGCTGGACTGTGCCGGAGGGGAACTCCTTGCCCTGGATCGAGAGCTCGATAAACCGGCCCGTCTCTGACGTGAATGCCGCCTCCTCTGCACCCTCCGGCGGAAAGCGTCCCTCGGTCGAGTGCTGCCAGTAGAATTCGACCTGTCCGGATTCGACATACAGGCTCACGAAACCGCTAAAGAACTTGAGCGGATCGACCGGACTCACGGTGATGGCATCGCTGACTAGCCCTTCACCCTCCGCATCCGCGACGACCTTGGCGCTGGCGCCGCCTGTCTGGGTGTATTGTGCGTCCGTGTTCTCTGTGACGGTGGGTGTGCCCACATCCGTCCAGTCGTCGGGATCGCCAGCCATCCAGTCTGAGAGGGTAGGATTCGAGGCCAGGTTGTCCACAGGCGGCAGGTCGGCCTCGTCTATCACCGCCCGCACGATTCCATAGGTGGCTTGTGAATCGGGATCTTCCACGTAGGCCAATTCGGTGCCTGAACCGTTCAGCCGGAACCAGACGTAGTCGCCTGTGTTGAGCCCGTGCGCGGAGGTTGTCGTCACCCGCTGGTTCGTGTAATCGGTGTCCGTGATCTCGATTAGCGACTCGTCGGCCTTCTCGATGTAGTTCCCGACCAAGTGGTCATCTACGTAGATCGGCGTGCCACCCACCTCGAACACAGTGCTTGAGACGATCCCTGTGACCTCCCACCTGGCTTTACCGAGCGTCAGCCGCACCACACCATCCCCACCACCTGCCGGATAGATCCTGTTGGCCAGATCGGCGGCGTCGGTTTCGCGTTTCACGCCCTGGATGTTCTTGCGGTAGCGGAATTGAGCGACGGTCGCGGAGGAGCCTACCTGTTCAACGAGATCTACCAGATAGTTCGTGTCACCATTCCGCCTGACCGCGAGCTCCAGCCCCTCGAGCGCCGCGAGTTCCTGCAAGGCGGAGAGTGGGGTATCGAAGTCAAAGCTGAAGGCCGTGACCTTGGTGGTGGAGCCGTCTACTGTGCCCTTGGCAAAGTGCGAGGGCACACCGGCCAGGATCAGGTCTACTAGGTCGCTTCGCGTTTGTGAGAGTAGGGTATAGACGAGCGTGACCGTGCCGTCCGCCTCTGTTCGGCTGACGATCCCGTTCCCGAGGTCCAAGAACGGCGAAACGGCCCTAACGGTGGCCAGTTTATCGCCGCGCTGTCCGCGCTGCTGGCCGGGGCCTGTGATCCGATATTCCCTGACGGAGTCATCCTCACCGATGAGCCTCAGGACCCGACGCTCCGCGATCTCATCCCATGCCGCACAAGCGCGATCGAACGTCAGCGCCAGCTCGTCCTTGCCCGTCAGATCCTCGTTGACCGTGGCCGCGATGATCTCGTAGGGTGGGATACTGGCCTTGTACTCAGCGCCAGCAACGCACTTTAGATCGTCGTAGATCTCGACACGATCAATCAACATCTGCGCGGTTCGGCCTTTGTTCTAGGTTGCGCTGTCTGGCGATGAACAGCAGAATGGGGAGCACCCAAAGGAGGCCCGCCATGTCACTTATCCGTTGTCCAGAGTGTGGCGCGGAGATTTCAGAACTTGCTCCGAGCTGTCCACGTTGTGGTGCACCGCTGCGCGATACCAAGCCCACTGTTATTGAACGGACTGCCAAGCGGTGGAAGGTCATGTCAGTGATTGGTCTATCCCTCGCGGGCCTCGGCATGGTAAGCTGCTCGATACGTGCCATGCTGCCCGACAGCGGCAATGATGTATTATCGACCCCGGTGATGCTGCTCATCGTTGGTGGCCTCATCCTTTACGCCTATGCGGGAATCGCAACTTGGTGGCATCACGGCTGATTACCAGTAGCGCCGCCGAAAGTCCAGCTTGAACTGATCCGCCGTACCCGTTCCGCTCAGCCGCACGTCCGGTCTGCCCGATGGCTGGTTCAGGTAATCGCCATCGTTCGGGTCCATATCGAAGAAATCGCCGTCGAAGTTATCTATGTCGTTTGCGTCGTTCAGTTCGACCGTGAAATTCTCAGTGTCGATGACCAGTGTATCCCCACCGTCCATCGTCGCCGTGTGCGTGAAAGTCTTGACCACGTTGTCGCTACTGTCCCGGTATTGGATCGTCGGGTTGACGAGGTTCGAGGCATTATTGCCCTTGAGTGTGATGATGACCGGCATGGGTGCTGTGCCGATGGCTGGGGTCAAGATTAGCGGCACGGCCCCGCTAGTGCTTTCGCTCTCGGCGCTTGAGTAGCGTGCCCGCGGATCGGGACAGAGGATCGTCAACCTGACCTTGACCACGGGATTCACCCAGCCCGGCGGGATGTCTGTGGGTTCCAGGCTCTCGCGCCTGCCGATATACTCACGTGTGGTCTGATCTGACCATGCGATTGTGAGATCGGTATTCGGGCGCGTGCGATATTTCAGCTCATCAAGGTTGGTCTGCAGGTCAGCCAGTGAGGTTCCGATCAGATGGCCGGTCAGCGTGATCAGCAGGGGCTCAGGGGCGTCCTGTCCGATCCTGACCCGCCGAAACGCCCCCGGTGCCCCCGCGATGGCGGAGATCACGGCAGCTGCCTGGCGGCTCGTTTCCCGGCTCTCCACGATCAGCCCAAAGTCCGCGACGTTCGTTCCGCCGATGATCATCGCCTGATTCCTAGTAGCCGCTCACGGTCAGCAAACTCCTGACCGAATCGGCGCTTGACAGCCAAGTAGACATCTTCGGCCACACTCTCGCCTACATCTTTCGTCCCACCATTCACGTACACCACAACCTCCAGTGGGCCTACATCGATGTTTGTGACCCCTGGTGCTGGGAGTTCGGGATAGATAGGCGGGATAGGCGGCTGGATCGGGGTCACGTTTCCACCTAGCACGTCAAGGATGCCCGTCAACCGATCCCGCATTTGCTCCTGCAAGAGCGTCTGGGTAGCCTGGAAAGCGAGTAGTTGGCCGGCCTGGAGTTCGGTGATCTGTACCTGGCGGGACACATCTTCTGTCTGACCCGCCGTCTCCTCACTTACTTCGTCCAGTAGTCGCTCCATCTCGCGGAGCACTTCGAGGAATTCCTCTGGTGAGGCAAACCCGAGCTGTTCATAGCTGATCCGACCCGCAGCGAAGGCGGCGAAGATGGCGCGTATGGCCTCCTCGGCCCTGCGCCGCCCCTCGGGGCTTGTGATGTCTTTGATGCCCAGAAGCTCAGAGAGTGCTGGGATGCCTTCCGCTGTCTTGCCCAGCGCATACAGCTCCTCACGGATGCGCTGGTATTGGGCAACGGGATCGGTGATGTCGAGTAGGTCGAACTCAATGCGCAACCGCTCCATTAGGCCCTGCAGGGTATCCGCGAAACCCACACCGAAGCTCTCGTATTCGCGTAGTGCATCCAGCAGGTAACTCAGGTTGATCGCGTCGATCCTGCCCTGCGTGTCGTAGATGTTGACATTGAGTTCCTTGGCGATCCGATCCAGGTCGCCCATCGTGAGCCCCATACGGGCAAGCTCCTCTCGGAGCCGCGGCAGCCCCTCGACCACCGGGCCGGTGATGATGTCGCCGTAGGGCTTAAAGAATTGGGTCAGGGCTCGGCGCGCTCCCGTGACCTCCGCACCCGAAAGGTCAAGTGTGCCACGCAGGCGGTCCACGCTCGCTTTCAGGTCTTCGAGCGCCCGGATGTTCTGTTCGAGCCTCTGGCGCATGGCCTGTTGGGTTGGCGACTCACCGCCAGCGAATAGGCCAGCTAGACCGCCCAAGATGCCCAAACTACCCGCAATGATGCTGGCGGGGTCTTTGGCACCGATGCCCTTTGCCAGCGTAGCGATACCCGCACCCATCTGGGTGAGGGCTTCTACCGTATCGCGGGTTTCGTCGTTGACGAGCCCGAAGGCTTGGGCTAGGTCCAGCGCACCGTCCACGCTTTCGCGGATGAGCCGCAGCGTATCCGCTAGATTGCGCAGCCGCTCCTGCGCATCTCGCTTGGCTTCCCCGGCAACATCGCCTTGTGCGTCCGCCGCCTTGCTGAGTAGCAGCTCGATCTCACGAATGACCTCTCGTAGCTTCTCTTCCTCCTCAACGGTCAGCTCAGCGGCCTCAAGCCGGGCTTCGACTTGACCCAGCACGCGCTCCAGTAGTTCGGATTGTTGTTGGACGATGGCGCGTTGGCGTTCCTCCGGGTCGGCGATGCCAAGTGTGCGCAGTTCTATGTCGCCCAGCCCGCGCTCTATCGCGTCCCTGAACTCATCGGCCAGTCGTTCTGCCCGTTCAGCGTCAAGCGCCTGTTGTGCGGCTTCCTCCAGCTTGGCGAACTGCGCTTCTGCCTCCGGCCCAATTTCACCGAAAGCCTCCATATACTCGTCGCGTAGTTTGCGGACAGCCTCAAGCTGCCGCTCCGCAGCGGTGAGCGTGACATCCGAAATGCGGTCAGCGAGTTCCTTTTCGAGGTCAGCCCGGCGCTTCGTCAGCTCCTCACTGAGCTCACTTTGCTCCCGTTGTTCCTCCCCTGACTGCGCAGACTGCCGTTGCAGTTGCGCTATTCGTCTAAGCCCACCTTCCCGGCGTTCCTCAGAGTCTTCGATCTCGTCCAAGATCCCGAGCAGCCGCTCTGCGGCTTGATATTCCTCACGCGAAGCCGCTCCACGGCCCTTCTTGTAGGCTGCAAGCATACGAGCCTCTGCAGCCGCACGTAGGTCATACTCCGAGAGCCCTTCCGGTATCCCGGCCTCTCGCGCGTAGCGATCACGCATATCGCGGAGTGATCGGAGTGCTACCTCCTCCGCTCTGACGCGACCACGGGCCATCTCCATCGTCGCCTGTTCGATTCGCTCGATGTCTCGGAGCACACGATCAGGGTCTAGGATCTCAGCTATTGCCTCAGCAAGCGTCTTGGCGCGTGCGGCCAGTTCCTCAAAGAACCGAGCGACGACGGGGCTCTTGGCCACGACCTTAGTCAGCGCATCGCGCATATTCTTTAAGGCCGTGGTGAGGCGCACGACGTTATCGGCGGCATTGAGTTCAACACCACCTAGCTGCTCGATCTTCCGCCGTGCCGACTCAAGTGCGGCAGTCCTGAAAGCGATCCGGCGCTCGTTCTCTGTCAGTTCCTTCGTGCTCTTGCCCAGCGATGCGGCATACTGCTCATTGGCCGACTCAACGGAGACGATGAGTCCCAGGTTGTCCAGGATGAGCCGCGACTGCCGACCGATACCCAGGTTCAGAGACTCAAGGGCGAATGCGGCATCCACGCCCAACGCACGACCCAGGGCAATGGCCGCTTGGGCCAAATCTCCGAATTGGTCGATGTTCTCAGCCGAGCCCAACGTCATGGCCCGGTTGTAACCGACCATGAGGTCGTAGTCCGAGATCAGCCCATGCGTGGCTTGGCGTAGTTGATTGAGCGAGCCCTCGACCTCACCCGCGCTCCTGCCGAAGGCACGTTGTATGTTTGTGACCTCGCCGCCGCGTTGAGCAAACCGCCCGAGTGCCACAATCATCCCGGTGATCGCTGCGGTGACGCCTAGCGCCACGTTTCTCACCTTGCCGAACGCATCCCGTAGGCCCCCGCCCGTGACAATGGCCCGCTTCTGGGCTTGGTCATATTCGCCGAGCTTCGTCGCTGCCACGCCGCTCGTCACACCCATCCGGCGCATCTCGGCCTGTGCCTTGGCTACGGCCTGGTCAAAGCCCTTCTTCTTGAGTTCGAGCTCGTAGAACAGGTTATCGATGCGTGTGGGCATTGCGTTCCTCAGACTTGATGGCCTCTAGCGCGGTAGCAGCGCAGACAGAGACAAGACTCCGATCACGGATGATGTCCACGGGTGCGCGCTTCTCGCGCCAGGCTACGCTCTGAAACACGATCGACCAATGCTGCGGCAGGGGCTTCCCGTCCCTTCGACTCTTGGGCTGCGGCAGCCCACGCAGCAGATCGGTGTTCACACGATGCCACGCTTCAAGTAGACCCACCTCCTCAAGCGGTGTTATCGCATCCGCCCATTCCACAGGCTCGTCCGTCCACGGTGCCGGTGTCGGTGCCGCTACCTGGGCGAACAGCAGGGCCTTCTGGTGTGAGATCTCGTTTATCACCCTATCCAGGAGTTCGTCAAGGTTCTCGCCGGCGTCGGCTTTCAAGACCATGCGACTTGCTACGAGCCGATGTAGCCACCAGTCGATGTCCTCAACGCGCATGATCCTGGCCCATGAGGCTGGCGTGACCCGGACGCGGAGATCCACCGATGGCAGTTCAACCGTCTCTGGCCGGTCCTCAAGCGCGGCGATCGCCACGTCGTAGGACTCCGCTGTGGCAGGTCTCCGCTCTTTGAGCGCCTGCCATTCTTTACGTCGTGCGTAACTCTTGAGCTCTGCGTACCGGAGCCAGAGCTGTTCCTTCGTCTTGCCTGGATACGATTTGGCGACGGATTCCAGCTCAGCATCCGTCGCCAATCGCTCGACCTGCAGGAGACGCTCGAACGACTCTATCCGGTTGCGGAGCCTATTGGCCGTCCACGTCACACGTATCTTGCGCGCTTGAGCCGTACTAGCTCCCTAGCCACCGGCTTGGAAACCTTGTCCGTCTTGCCCGTATCGAGGTAGACAATCCGCACCTCATCGGGATCGCTCGACGGTTCTGGGGCCGGTGCTTTGGGCTTATCCGGTAGCTTCCAGTCGCCTATCATGCGAACGTCCACCTGATCGCGTTGTTAGACCGGATCGTGAACGGGATTTCCATCGGCGTTCCGGTCGTGAAGGCTAGCGTGGTATTCGGCTCCACCACCTTGGCGCTGAACACGTAGGCCGTGGCCACCGTCGCGTCCTCACGCAGCCCCTGGAACCGCCAAGCCTTGTAGCCCAGCGAGCCGAAGGCGTTGGGGTCCAGCGTCACACCGTCCGGTGTCTCGTGGACGTAGGTTGAAGATGTCTCATCCTCACCCAGTGCCTGCGCCAAGTTCTCGGGGCTCGCACAGAGTAGGGCCAGGCCGATCTCGGTCTCGTTGCTGCCCGTGATGTCGAGATAGGTGGCCTTCTGTGTGCCCGCCGGCACCGCCGTCCGATCGCCGCTGTAGGCAACGCTCACCCCGGCATCCGACGTTGCGCCCATGTCGGTAAACGTGAGCTTGACGAACGGCACATCGTCGGCGTGATCGTGGACGACCGGGTGGTCCAGTGTGATCGTGTTCGTGGCGACGGTCTTGATGACCCCAATGTCCACACCGCTCCCGTTCGCGCCGATCCGCACGACATCATCCGCCGCAAAATTGGCTGCGGAGGTGACATCGAAAGAGGTATCGCCCGCGCTGATCGCCCCGTCCGTCGTGGTCGTCGTCGCGGAATCGGCGTAGAATCCCACGGTTCTTAGATCGTGGACGACTTCCTGTGAAGTGTTCGCTCGTGCCATCTCCTGACTCTCCTATTCTGCGACCTCGAAGATGAAGTCCTCAGCGATGCACCGGATGCCTTCATCGCCGAGGCCGTCCCGTCTGTTTCCTATCGGCCCTACGCTCGCATCCACACTCTGGGCCGCTAGGCCGGGACCCGTGAACAGTGCCCGAGCGCGATCAATCAACGTCTCCAACTGCGTGATCGGATCGCTAGTTGCTTCGCGCAGGTCGGCCCAGGCTTCGACCTGCATTCTCACGCGCCTCCGTCCGTTGGTGCCCGCAGCCTTTGGGCCGGAGACGACGAAATAGGTGACTATCGGATACGGCCCCTCAGTCACGGCACCGCGCGCGACGAGGTTCCTAGTTGTCCGCCCCGTCACACCCTGTACCGTGGCATCGGCGTTGTAGATTGTGACCAACGCTTCGCGTAGTGTCTTCAGTGCCATTCCCTAGCTGCCCGTTTCAGTGCCGTGATCAACCGCTTGGTCACTGTACCCCGCGCCTCGTCTAGCGCCGGTCTTACAAACGGGTGCGGCTTGGCTCCAGGGTGGGAGACACGCCGACCGAATACCTGCTCCCGCGAGGCCAGCACCTTCTTGCCCCTGCTCCGTCTCGGTTTCATGGTGTGCGGCTTGGTGCCGAACTCCACGAACCGCCAGAACCAACCCCGCTTCTTGGTGCCGACCCTAACCTTTCCTCCTCTGATTTCGGAACCGATGTCGGCCTTGAGTACACCCCGATCCTTGGGTGCGAGCTCGCGTGTACGCTCGACTAAGGCGGTGACGGCAGATTCCAGGTTCTCGGCCCGGCCCGCGCTAACGCGGATTCGCTCCAGCCGATCTATGCCGCGCTCAAGGTTCCTAATCACGTGTCACCGCCATGATCTCCAGTTCATGGCCCCTCATGCCTACATCCGCGACGTTGCGGATCTCGTAAGTCGTGCCGTTATGCACGATTCGCATCGCCTCAGTTACATCGCTCCGATAGCGCATCCTGATCCTGACCGTCTGCTCCGCCTCCACTACCCTGCCATCGAAATACTCCCGACCGCGCAACGGCTCGATTGACGCCCAGACCGTGTCCATATCCTCCCAATCTTTGAGCACATCCCCGCCGGCTGTTTCTGTCTCGGTGGACTCCTGGATCGTCACCCGCTGCCGGAGTCTGCCTGCTTCGATCATGCGAACGTCACAATCCGGTTGAGCCAGAGCAGTTCCCTGGCCAGTGGGTTGTCCTTCAAGACCATCAGCAACGTCGCCTCTCGGTTCTCACAGGCCGCAGCGATCAACATCATCAACGCCTCTCTGGTTTCCTGCGGGACGTCGGTCGCCGCGTCCCCGTAGCCGGCCTTGAACTTGACGACAACGCCGTTCTCGGGTCTGAGTGTCGTTGATGGCCAGGACTCACCGTACTTGAGCGAGACGCGCCCCGGCTCCCTTACCGTGTTCACGTAGTAGTCGTCTGACGAGAACGTCGCTTCCGTCTCGTCTGTGTCGTAGTATTTCACGCTCTCGACTGACTGGAGCGGCGGTAGCGGGACCGCGATATAGTTCCCGCTCGGAAACGCATCGAGGTAGAACTCCCAGGTCTGGGTGATAAGCGCCCGGCCTTGGAATCCCTCAACCCAGCGCCGCCAACCCACAATCTTTTCAGCGATCAGCGCGTCCTCAGCATCGAGCGTGATCCGAGCGTGGTCCTTCACCTCGTCCACGCTCACCGGGTCGGTCGTGGGTCCGGTGATCAACTTCAGGCTCATAGGCCGTTAGCTTTTCTTGCCCCGCTTCTTGCCCGCCGGGCGTTCCTTCACGACGACAGCCGATTCCTCAGCCTCAAGGTGGGCGGTCTCCATGACCGCCTTCTTGGGCTTCTCTACTGGATCGGCCTGGTTCGTCTTCAGCAGGTGCTCGGCGACGGGTTTGGGCAGGTCCACAATGGAACCTGCCCGGTGATTCCCGTACTTTCCGGCCATGCCGTATCGGATCTTGACCTTCATCAGCCGCCGACCCTTCCGATACCTATAATCGTGGCGGCAGTGGCCATTGAGTCCGTTACCGCGCCCGTGGCCCGCTGAATAACGCGCAAGTAGCGGTTCGCGCCGATGTAGCTCAGGTCCTTGTAACCGGCTGCGGCGCTATCCACGAGCACCGAATCGTAAGCCGCCCAAGCCGTGCCCGAATCCTGCAGCACGACATAGAACGGGCTTGACGAGGTATCGCCATCGACCACGGGGTCGAACGTCACAACGAGCGCGACTGCGTGCAGGTTGGCGATGTCCACCGCGCTGCCCGTGACCGCTGAATTGGCCCTAATGTTCGGTCCGAGCGCGACCGTACCCCTGAGCTCGGATGCTAGGTCTCTCCGCTGCGCCAGCCCGAACGCCAGGAAGGCAACCGGCAGGGCTACCGCCAGCAGATAAGTGAGTCTCCGCTTCATGGTTTCATGTCCTCCTGTCATCAGGCTACGAAGCTGCAGCGCACGAAAGCGTCTTCCAGCACCGGCATCCCGTCGAACTCACCACGCACGATAAACCCGGTCTGGTTGGTCTCCGCGTACAGCTCAACGAGCCGCTGCACCGAGAAGTCCAGCGCGTCAGCCCGCCAGTAGTAGCGGAAGTCACCCATGATGGCCTGGTAATTGCCCGTGGCAACGGTGCCGGGTGCGAACTCGCTCACCGTGTACGGCAAGTCGATGAACGTCGCGGGTACACCCTGCGCCAGCCCCGGCTGCCACAGGTATTGCCCGGTGGTGTCCTTGAGCCTCCGCAGCTCGGCCAACACGTTCCGGTGGAACAGCCAGCGTGCATTGGCCCAATACGGAGAGCGCAGCGTGTAGCGTGCGGTGATCCAATCATCCGGGTCGTAGGCACCAGCGCCATCGCCGATGTCCACATCCCGTCCGGTTGAGATCCCGTCGTCGCTTGCGGTGAAGATGCCCAACGGCTTGCTTGAGCCGTCGCCCGTCATGTACGCCGTCTCCAGAACCGTGTACAGCTTGTAGGCCATACGCTCTTGGATGATGTCGTCAATCGGGAGGGCTGAGGCCCGGAGCAGCTTGTTGGAAACCTTGATGCGCTTGGCCAGTGGGTAGGGGTTGAGTTCGCGCTTGACGAACGCCATCGCCGTGTCCTCGCTCCCCGTGCCCAACTCTGAGGTCCAGTCTGGGTCGCTCGGATCGGTGTCCAGTACCGGCGCGCCCAAGCTCTGCGCCTGCGTCACCAAGAAGCCGCGACTGATCTTCCGCATGGGCATCATGTCGTCCAACTTCTGCAGGAGCTCCTTGACGAATTGCTCCTGCGGGACGGTGTACCCGCCCTCGCCAGCCACGCCCATTGAGAGCGCACGTATCTCGTACTGGTTCAAGTCATCCTTGCCCGACGCGACGTACTTCCGCCACGCGCTCCGATACTCACGGGTCGCCAGCGGGTTTTCCTTCTCATCGGGGGTGTTACTGCCGGGCTTGTCGCTCGGGTCCAGCTTGATGGGTTCGCGGTCTCGCCCCTCAAGGTAGGTCTCACGCTCCTCGAGCTTGATCTGCCGCTCGACCTTCTCGACTTCCTTCTCGGTCTGACTGATCTCCCGTTCGAGCCGCTGGTAGACCTCCTCCTCGTCCGCTCGAAACTCGCGGGTCTCCTTTTCGGCGTCGTCCATGAGAACGCGAGACTCGGTGACGAGCCGACCGAGCTTGTCTCTCAAGTCCTTCAGTTTCTCCTGCATGTCCGTTCTCCTTTGGGTCCCATAAACGACAACGCCGCAACACAGAAACACGAACGTCGCCGTTCGGCTTATCTGTATCGCGGCGTGGATGGGTGGCCCCCAAAGGGCCGGCGCATCCAGGTGCGATTCTTTCCCCAAATATGCAGGCGTTAGCCGTCGCCTGTCAAGATAACTCCTGTAAGCGAGCCCTTACCCGCTCCCGCGCCTCTGCGATCTGCTCGGGGGTTGCCGCAGTGGTTGATACTAGCCTATGCTTCGCAACGACCTGGTTCATGGCTTCTTGTCGCTCCATGAGCCGCACAGCAGGCACGAAATCATCGGCTGGTAGGTAGCTCGCCAGCCGTTTGATCCATTCCTTGAGAACCGCGACATCGTCAGGTACCTGAGCCAACCCATCTTTGGTGCGCCAGAGGACCTGTGCGATCTCCACAAGGTCGAGATCGTCCCCACACTTCACCGATGCCACATCGCAGAGACTCTGCGCCCGTGATTGCGCGCCGCTCTTATCATAAGCCGGATACGTAACCGGCCCGAGCTCGAATACCCTGCCCTCGACCAGTCGCCGCAGTGGTTGGTTGTCCTCCGTCTCACCCCACTCATCGCGTATTGTTGTGAATGTGAACGAGCTACCGATCACATCTCGACGCTCGACCCGACGCGCAAAGTGGCGATGCATGGGGTCATCCTCGTCCAGGTCAACATCGTACTCTAGGTCCGAGTCCGTCTTGCCGATTTTGAGCGTCCCATTTGATCTTCGACCGAGCACCCAGATGGGGTCATGGTTCCAGGAACTCACGATGTCGCTCCCGTCCTTGAGGCTCTTATCGAAGAAGGTGCGCCCAATGATCTCAATGAACGGCAACCCGCTAGATTCGACCTCAAAGGGTACGCTCCCCGTAATGCCGATTCCTTTGCGTGATCGTCTCAGTTCCACCTCGCCGCCGATATAGCGATTCTCGATACCATCCGCCCAGTCCTCACTCGCAAGCACGCAGCGACCCTCGATCTCAGGCAAACGCTCCCGGATGGCCTCTATCCCCTGCGCCTCCCTCGTCTCGCCTACCGTCACGGAATCCTTCGACGCTGGCTCGAACGTGCCACTCTGCTCTTTGCAGTGCTCACGCGCCTGCGATTCCGTCCAGTCGTCTACCGGATAGCGGTAAGCTTGCGTCGTCGTGGTCGTCTTGCCCTTCGGGCGACCGATGATGATGTGCAGTTGCTTGCCATCACGCGGTCCCTTACCGGTTTCCGAGCCCTTGGTGATCCGGCGAAAGGAATCCTTCTGAAACTCGTCGGGGTCACGAATCCTGCAGGCGTGTTCATTGGGGTACGGCATCTTATTGCTCCTTCCCGTAGACGAGAAGCTGGTTGAGTCCACACTCGAAACGGCGTTCAAGGATGAGCGTGAAGCCACAACTCTCGGCCACCTTGGTCAATCCCTCGCCCCGCCAGTAGCACACGTGTCCGTTCAGGTTCTTGCGATCCAGTAGTCCGCACCAGGCCAGGACCGAGAGTATTACATGTGCGGACGGGCTAGGTGTCGTCACGACCAGCCGACCGCTATCAGCCATTCGCCTATGTAGTTCCCTGAACAACCATGTCACGTCGCACGTCAGGTGCTCCAGTGTCGCCAGCGAGACGATCGTGCGCCATCGGCCTTCCGGCAGTCGGTTCACATCGTTGCAGACCACATATGAATCCAGCTTCATGTACTCCCCAAGCTCACCGCTGTTGCCACCGACATCCAAGACGCCCCCCTCGATATGGGGCTTCGCCTTCTTGAATCGCCAGCATTGCAGCAGCCGCTCCAGGCGATAGCGCGTATCCATCAGCTCGGCACGATCATGCAGGTGCAACCATGATGCGCCGGCGGGTGCCGGATATTGACCTTGGGGATAAGTGGGCTCTCAAGTTTCCCCTCTGGGTTGAACTCCTCGCCGGCCCCGATGAACGAGCCCGTTCGGCCCACGCCCATCCCGTTCAGCGCATCGCAAATCTCACACGGGTCCGGCCCGATCTTGGACCACACCAAAGTCGAGGCACCGCCGGCAAAGAAGGCTGTGCTGGCGATCGCCTCACCCAGTTGTACGGCTTCCCAGTTGGCAACCTTGGCCGGGTTCTTGGCTTCCCATTCCTCAAGTCTGGTTTCCAGAACGTCGGCCAGTTCCTCCTCACCTAAGAGCGAACGGAGCTGGCCCGCCGAGGAGCCGGCGCGCCGCTGTGCGAATGACGTATGGTAGTCCTTCAGGAACGCCTGCCGGCTCTCTGGGTCGAGATCGCCGATGGCCTCAGCCACAGCCTCAGCGTACTGGGATTGCACGGGCAGCATCTCACTGCGGAGCAGCTTCAGGTACTCCTCGGCGTAATAGTCGTTGATCCAGCCCTCCAGGTCCGCACGCGCCCGCTCCCCGATATGCTTCTTGACCGCCGCCCTCACGGCTTTGACCTCCGATGCTGTGACCCGCTGCATGGCGTCCATGAGCAGTCGGGTATAGGCTACCCTCAACCGCTGGCGTTCACGAATGCTGGCGCGGCTCTCCAACAACCTGGGCTTCGCTTCACGAAGTTCCAGGAGATCAACCAGGATCTCACGTCCGGCCCGCGCCGCCGTGCCGACGCTTGCTTGGCCGGCTGGGATCATGTTGAGCGGAACGTGGTAGACATCGCCGCCCACGACCGGGTTCATGTTCTCTTTTTCCCTTACGTCGTTGGCTGACATCCAACCCCATTGCCGCGCCGTCGCGTAGGCTTGGTAGCGGCTCTGTGTATCGCCGCGCAATTGCGCATCGATATTGAACTCGATGATGATCTTTCTTTTCTCTTTCCTGCCCAAGAGTGAATGGCGTAGGCGTTGTTCTATGCGAACGAACCAAGGCCGTAGGCTGTGTTTTGTGTAGGCGATGTCTTGGTGTTCCACGTTTGTGAATGTGGCACGCTCATAATCGCCGACCACGTTCGGCGGGACATTCAGAATCCGGGATGCTTCTGTGACTTGGAATTTGCGGAGCCCCAGAAACTGCGCCTTCTCGGGATCGACTGTCACCTGCTGCCACTTCATTCCCTCCTCAAGCAACATGATCCTGTGGGCCCGGCTGACGCCCGTGTGTTCCTTCTCAAGTGATTCCCTGAGACGTTTATAGGCCGTCTCACTCAAGGCCGCAGGGTGCTCGAAGATCCCCGAAGGCGATGCGCCGGAACCGAAGAAGCGGGCTGCGAATTCCTCGGTCGCAAGCCCCAGCCCGATCGCCTCACGGTGCATCTGCGCAATGCCCTGCCCGATGATCCCGTTCAGGGAGAAGCCGCGGATGTGGAGCATGTCGCTGGGTTGCAGGATCACCGAACCACCACCGGGGATTGTCACGCGATAACGGAGCTTCTTAGTGAGCTTATCACGCTCAATGCGTACCCGATCCGGGTTAATGGGCCAAAGTTCCTTGATGATGCCTAGACGATCGCGGCTGATCTCGGAATAGGCGTTCCCCCAGAGCAAAAGATGTATCTGCATAAGCTCGCGCCAATCGAAACTTGTCATTTCCTCGTTGGCGGAATCGTGAAGGATCGGGAATAGGTGATGGTCGGGGCGCAGTCGCTTGCCGCGTGGTTCTAGCCGTTCATAAACAAACAGAGGGGAGCTTGCGACCGCTTCGGCAATTGCCCTAATGCCCATTGCAAGCGCCGTCCAAGAGACTGCGGTTTCCTCGTTGACCCGTGCGCCCGAAGAGGTCTCAAGCCCAGCGGCCAACCCAAGCACCCAACGGTCGGGGTTCCTAAGCCAGCTCCGTGTCTCTGCGTATCTAGCGAGAACGCTCATCTGGTTTCACTCCGGCCAGCATCCCCATCCGCGCATACCCGAGCCCGGCGATGCCCAGGACGATAGGCGCGGCAGGGACATAGATCATGTAGGCTCCAGCGGCGATCAGGCCGCAACTGAGCCAGTAGAGCACGTCGATCCAGTCAGACCTCAAGGACAAGTGGCCCCCTTTCCTCGTAGACGCTCTTGGGTTGTTCTGGCATTCCCCGAATCAGTCCATCCAGCGCCATGATGAGCGCCACGCAGCCATCGATCTTCTCCGTGCTTTTCTTCTTCGAGGGCTTCACGTTCTCCGAAGCGTCCGTCTCGCCTACCAGGTTGTCGATCATCCAGCGCATCACCGGATGGCCAGTATGCCGGAGCTTGCCGTCGAGGATCAACCGCTGGAACTGTTTCGTCGGCTCGCTCATCGACTTGTAGCCCGTGCCCATCGCGGCCATCTCCAGGCCCTCGGCCTCGAGGTGCTGGGCCATCTGGACAGCCTGCCAGCGGTCGTAGTTGATGCGTCGGATGTTGTACCGCTTGGCGAGGCTCAGGATCTCGGCCTCGATCGAGTCGTAGTCGATGGCACTCCCCTCCGTCGCCCGCATGTAACCTCGATCAACCCAGCTCTGATACGGCACGCCATCGTCGTGTGTTCTTTTCTGGATCGTCTCCCGCGGGCACCAGAAGCGGTAGAGTGTTTCGATCTTGCCATCCACGGGGAAAGCGAGCGCGAATGCGGCGATGTCGATGGTCGAGGCCAAATCCAAACCTCCGAAGGCCAGCCCTCCCCCAAGTTCGTCTTCGCCCATCCCACCAGCGCACTGCGCCCACTTCTCCCCGTCGATCAGCCGGCTCTCGGCCTGGGTCCAGATGTTCTCTCGGAGCCGCTTGAATGTGTTCTGCTGGGCTGGTATATCCCTAGCTTCTTGGGCGGCTTCCCGCATCTCCTCCAGATCAATAATCGTATCCAACCCTGGATTGCACTTGTACCAGACCCGTTCAGCCAGCCAATCGACTTCCGATTCCAGCGCGTCATCATCCACGGCGGAAAAGATGACCGGGTAGAATGTCGGGCTCTCAATCACGCCCTTGAGGATCTTTCGGGCACGGTCGTGTTGCTTCCAGCAGATAGATTCACGATCGTAGCCGGCTGTGGTGATGGCGAAGATGAGCGGCTGTGTACGTGAGCCCTTACCGCTCGTCAGCACATCCCAGAGTTCTGGTGTGCGCTGCGTATGCAGTTCATCAAAGATCAGCCCATGGACATTGAATCCGTGTTGACCTGATGCCTCACGTTCCACCGCCCGGTAGAAGGAGCTCCCGAAATCTATTCGCTTCTTATAGTCGCGGATGCGGGCGCGCTTGCGCAGTTCGGGCGTCTGCTTGACCATCTCTTTGGCGATGTCGAACGCGATGCTCGCCTGGTCGCGGTCATAGGCCACTGAGTAGACCTCAGCGCCGGCCTCGTTGTCCGCGAACAGGAGATAGAGCGCCACAGCCGCAGCCAAGGTCGTCTTGCCGTTCTTGCGCGGGATCTCCATATAGACCGTCCGGTACTGTCGCGTGCCATCCGGGTTCAGCGTACCGAATACGTCCTCGATTACCGCCTGTTGCCAGGGCTGGAGTTTCAGGTTCTCGCCCGCCCAGCGGCCCTTGATGTTGGGTAGGCTCTCGATGAAGCGTACCGCCCTCTGCGCCCGATCTTTGTCGAACCGACCGGGCGAACGCGCCTTGCGCTTCGGCAACATCACGCCTCGAGGTCTGCGGTACGTCTTAGCCACTTAGGATTTCCTCCAACTCGCTGATCTCCTCCTCAGGGAGTACCCGCAACCGCTGCCTGGCCGCAGGGGTCAATCCAAATTCGGCACACCACTGCCGGAACTGCGCCAGCATCTCGTTCAAGATCGTCATTTGCGGGTGCTTTTTGAGTGTTCCCTTGTCACCCACCGTCGTTTGCCCTTCCGATCTCACGGCAGCCGCCGCCTCCATCGCCTCACCCCAGACGACGCACATCGCGGCAAAGGCCCCAAGGTCCGCAGGCGTCAGCAACCCCAACCGCTTGAGCTCCGGCGCGAGACTACGCCAGAGGTCCATCCCGGCCTGTGGCAGACCGTTCGGCGCACCGTTCACCTTGGCCGGCAGCTTGGGCGGTTTCGTAGGACCGCCCTCCACTACCTTGAACTCGGGCCGTGGTTTCCTGCC